CCTTGCGGCGCTGCCGTCGCCGTCGCTTCTCTCGGGCTTTCATCGCTTCTGCATCCTGCGCTTCAGCTCCTCGATGTCGGCGTCGCTCAGCTTCACGTACAGCTCGTTTGCCCGCGCAAACTCCTCTGCGCCGCCCGTCTTGGCGCGAATGGCGGCCATCAACGCCTCCCTCGCGCGGTCGTATTGCTCCAGCTCGGGAGTCATCACTTCGTTGCTGCCTTCACTGCGGGGAGCGCTAGCCAAGCCTGCGCTGGCGCCCAGAGGTGGGTGTCCTCCATGTCGCAACGCTTGCACCAGACCTGGAACCCAGTGTTCGTCACGCCGCACTCTACGCGAGCCCAGTCGCTCATCGACTTGCTGCGCGGCTTCTGCGGCGCGCAGTTGCGGCAATGCGCATGCAGGATGATGCGTTGCTCTCCCATCGTCTCCCTCTCTCTCCCGAGCCTAACGAACTAACCTGACACCGCCGGGGTTTCCGCGACAGCTTCGCTCACCGCTGTGTCACGCCCGTGCGCTGGAGCTCAGCATCTGTCCCGGCTCGGGAGAATGCAAGCTTCTTCCGCTGGTATGCCCGGATATACGCATTCTCTTCATGAACCCTGCGCCCGCGCTCGTACGCGCGCTGCTGCTGCGCCCGAATGTCCGCAATCAGCCTGCGCGCCCCGTGCGGAGTCACCCACGCCGGCTCCCGATGGACTGCCCCCTTGTGGAACACCCCCATCTTATTGGCGAGCTTCCGTAAGTCGCTGATGCGGCACCCCAGGAACTGACCCAAATCCGACAGGTGGATGCGTTCAGGGGTGCGCACTGGACGCGCGCTCAGCACTAAACGCTGGTCAAGGGCCGGCCGGCGTGCCATTTTGGTACTCCATGAACATGTTGGAGCGTCGCAAGACGCTGACCGACCCTGCCCTCAAGGAGCAGCGCCTCGCCCGCATCGAACAGCTCGAAGACGAGGTGTTCGAGCAGGCTGTTGGCATCGTGCAGCAAGTTTTGGCGTTTGGGGAGGTCTCCCATGACCAACCCGACCCTCCCGAGGAGTGGATTGCCGCATTTGGGGAGGACGAAGCGAGAAAACGCTTGAAATTGGCCAAAGCCGGGTGGCTCCCCGCGTCCGCTTCCCCCGCTGCCTTCAAATACGCGCTCCAAGCCATGGGCGGCATCGCCAAGGGGCGAGCTTGGCGCGTGAAGGTCACCCAGAACAACCTGAACGTGAAGATTGCCCTGCCCGCACCGACTTCAACCGCCCATCCCGGGCCCATCACCTACGAAGTGCGAGACCTAGACCCATGAGTCAATTCGAAGAGCCCACCATCCTCGCCCAGCTCGATAGGAGCTTCGGCGACCGCAAAGAAGAGCTACGCCTCGAGCAAGGCGAGTATCAGGGCAAGCCCACCTTCACTCTGCGCCTCGTCTGGCAGGGGCAGGACCAAAAGTGGCGCTGGAGTCAGCAAAGGCCGTCCGCATCGAGCGGCAAGTGCTGGCAGCAGCTCAATGTGCGCGCTGGGGAGCTGCTGAAGCTCGGTGAGGCGCTCATCGCCGCAGCTCGCGGCGGCGGCTCGGTAACGAAGCCCATCCGCGCCGACAAGGGCGCCGTTTTCGCCGGTGACGATGACATCCCGTTCTGAGAAGCGCAAAGCGGTGCTGGTGGACTGGATTGACTCCACCAGCTTCAGCACGCACCGCTGGCGCGACCTCGGCGAGTCCAAGCAGCTCACCCCGTCGAAGATTCAGAGCGTGGGCTTCCTGGTGGCAGAGGGCAAGAGCTTCATCACTCTCACGGGCTCTCTCTGCGAGGAGAACAACGCCAGCGGCTGCATGACGATTCCCCGCGGCTGCATCACCCGCATGCGGAGGCTGAAGTGACTCCCGGCAAGCGGATGGTGCGCCTGAATGACGGGCAGCGTGGCGTGGTCTGTCAGAACGGCCCCGAGCTGCGCATCGTCTATCTCGACCGCGGCAGCGAGCGCATCGCGCAGAAGAGCGAAAAATGGGAGCCCGACGAGCTGAAGCCGGGCCCCCTGCGCGATGAGGAGATGTACCTGGTCGCGCTCTACGCCGATCGCGCCCTCCGAGCGTACGAATGCAACGAGCCGCTCAGGTACTGGGAGAAACCCGCGCTCACCGACGTTCCCTACGATGCCGGGCTGATGAGCGTCGTGCGCGAGTACCTCAGCTCGCGGGTGACTCGCCCCGCTTCGTGACACGAAAGTCGGTCGGCTGGGCCTGGTGCTCGATGCTGTCAGCAATCTCGCGCAGCAGTGCCGGGAGCCTCGCGTGGGCCTGGTCGACGACTTCCCCTTTGCACGAGAGCGTGAACCCGCTGCCCTTGTTGCCGCCCAGAACGACCAGAATCACGGCGTCGGCGTCCGTCTCTCTCAGCACTCCATCAGCCAGCGCGTCGTAGCGCCCCTCTGTGTATGTCATGGCCACGATAGGGACACGACTGGCGCGCGCGGTCCAATAGGTTCACCTTATGCATCGGTGAGTTTGAATAGTTGTTGCCTATCACGCTCTGCGTGCGTATTGCTCTCGGCTGAGAGAGGAGGCTGATGCTCGACCGCTCCATCTACGCTCCCAGCCCGTGGAGCACGGAGTACCACGAGGCCACATGCGACGAGGTGCTGGGCGGCGGCAGCGCTGGTCCAGGCAAGTCGATGACGCTGATGTGGAACGCCATCCAGCGGCAAGCCACGGTGGAGCACGCGCGAGCGACCGGGCAGCTACTCGATGAGCTGCCCGGGTGGCTCGTGGAGCTGTGCCGCAGTCACCCCATCCGCCCCGGCACGAGCGAGGGTCACTGCCTGCACATGCGCCGCACGATGCCCATGCTGCAGGAGACCATCGACCGCTCGATGCGCATGTTCCCGCAGTTTGACCCCGGCGCCGTCTACAACAAGGAGCTGCACCGCTGGGAATTCACCAGCGGCTACAAATACACCTTCGGGCACTGCCGCGAGCCCAAAGACCACGTCGGCTATCTCAGCAAGCAGTACACCGAGCTGGACCTCGACGAAGCGGGGCAATTTCTCGAAGAGCAATTCGAGGAGCTGGACGCGCGCGTCCGTAGCGCCGACCCGGTGCTGAGGCACCTCTTGGGCACGCGCTTGATGAGCAACCCCACACCGGGCTGGCTCAAGGAGCGCTTCGTCACCCCGGAGCGCAAGGGGCGCGTCGTTCACCGCATCAAGGTGCACGACCCGGTCACCAACGAGACGAACTACAAGACGCGGCTCTTCCTCCCCGCCACGCTCGACGACAACCCCGACAAGGAGTTCGTCAAGCAGTACAAGATCAAGCTGCTCAGCAAGCCCGCTCACATGCGGGCTCGCTACCTCTACGGCGACTGGGACAGCGCAGAAGGCGGCTACTTCGAGGACGACTACAACCCCGGCGTCCACCTCATCGAGCCCTTCAAGATTCCGCGCGACTGGCCCAAGTTCCGCTCGATGGACTGGGGCTATAAGGCTCCCGGCGTGGTCGGCTGGTACGCGCTCGACAAAGACGAGAACCTCTACAAGTTCTACGAGTTCAACTTCCAGATGATGCGCGACCACGAGGTCGCCAAGCGCGTGATGGAGATTGAGACGCGCTTCGGCTTCTGGAACGCGCGCGAACGCCGCAGCCGCCTCTCGGGTGTCGCAGACACGCAGCTCTGGGAGGAGCGCGGCGACAGCGGCAAGAGCAAGGTCGCAGTCTTCGCCGAGCACGGCGTGTTCTGGTCACAGGCCGACAAGGCCAGCGTCCAGCGCAACAGCGAGCGCATCAGCGAGCGCCTGCGCGACTACGACCAGACGAAGCGCCCGGCGTTCGTGCTGTTCAAGAATTGCAAGAAGACGGCAGAGATGCTCGCTGGCATCGGCATCGACGCCAACGACAGCACGGTGCCCGACAAGAAGAGCCCGCTTAAACACTGGCTCGACGAGACCGGCTACGCAGCAGCGCGCGCGTCGCGTGGGCGAGGCAGCATCTCGATGGACCTGCACGAGTTTGATCGGAACGCAGACAACGACAACGATGAGCCAGCCGCGAAGGCTACGGGCTCATTTGGCTACGGTTCATGAAGGAGAGAGCATGGACGACAGTGTGAAGATTACGGCGATCATCGTCGCGGGTACGCTGCTGCTGTTCGGCGGCGCATTCGTGTCGTGCAACTACGACAGCCAGTTAGCGACGCAGGCTCCGGTGGTGGAGTCGTGCATCAAGCACCCGTCCATCCGCTCGCCGTTCCGGGGGTCGCCGTGAACGGCTTCGACCCCGTGACGCGCCCCGAGCATTACAACACTCACCCGAGCGGGGTGGAGTGCGTGGACATCACCGAGCACATGACGTGCATGATTGGCAGCGCCATCAAGTACCTCTGGCGCCACGGGCTCAAAGCGGGCGCCGACGCGGACCAGGACCTGCGCAAAGCCATCTGGTGCATCGAGCGCGAGCGGCAACGCCTCGCTAAGCTGAAGGAACGCAATGGCTGAAGAAATCCGCGAAGGCGCGCCCGAGGACGAGAGCGTTTTCGAGGCGGGGCAAGAGACCGAAGCCGAAAAAGCCTTCGGCTACGACGAGAACGAGATCAACCTCGTCGCCACGTTCAAGAAGCACCCCGAGGGTCAGCAGGCGCTCAAGCGCTTGGCCGACAAGTGCATCACCGACTTCGACCACGCCTGGGAGGCGACGGAGAAGTACCGCAAGAACATGGCGGAGATTTGGAAGCTCTTCAGCGGCACGCTCGACCCGAAGGGGTCGCCGTTCGAGCACATGGCCAACGCGCACGTGCCCATCCTGATGGAGAACACGATCCGCATGGCCTACCGCCAGGCGTATGAGCTGTTCGGCAACTGGACCAACGTCTTCGGCGTGACGCCCATCGGGCCCGATGACGAGCAGACCGCCAAGCTCCTGTCGCTCCACGGCAACTGGCAGATTAGAAAGCGCATCAAAGACTTCAAGCGCGAGCTCGGGCACCGCGGCCTGCTCATCTACGACCTCTTCGGCGACATCGTTTGCCACAGCTACTGGGACCCGCAGCGCAGCTACAACCGCCACGAGATTCTGACGGCCAACGAGTTCGTGTGCGCCAACACGCACGTCTCGACCATGCCCGACTTCAGTGACGTGTCGTGGGTGGCCAAGGTCATCTACCTCGACCCGCACGAGCTCCGGAAGATGAAGGGCGCGTGGGAGGACGTAGCGACGACGCTCAAGCATCTGCCGCCCGACTGGGACGAGGGCAACATCGTCAGCGAGATGCGCGAG